GTTTCTTCAAGCATTATGGATTTTGTTGATTTTAATTCTGATAAAAACATATCTTCTACTAAATCTGAAAAACTTCCATCAAATGATTTTGATACACTCATTCTTTCATTCGTAAGTGTTTCATTAGTAATAAAAGATAAAACATATGTTTGTGTTGAATTATTTACTTTTGATTGTTTTTTAATCTTATAAATCATCAAAGGTTCTTCAACAAAATATAACTTATCTTTCTTGTCTTGCATGGTTGGTGTACTTAAAACCAATCTTAATTGTTCTTGTCCAATGAAAGGCCCATTCAAAATCATATTTTGATTATCAAACATAACTATATCACCAGATAAACTTGGTGTAAGAATATCTTCAAAAATAGTAACATGTAATAAAAATGGTGCAATATTAATAACTACACCAGTAGATGTTAATATCTCTGCTTTTTCTACTCTAAAGTCACCAGCGTAATTTAATGTATCTGACATTGTGTAATCCTATTATGCAATCAATTCTTGATATTCTGTTACGAATGTATCTAAAAATCGTGGGTCTAATAATTTTATTTTACGTCTTGTGTCTTGTAATTCTTCTTCATATTCCAAGTTAGTAACAGCAGTCGCACTACCATATGCATCACTATCACTTGACGCACCAGCATCTGTTAAAAGTGATGGGTCGTAAACTTCTATGTATTTTGATGTATCTCCAGATGTCTGTGCAATTTTGTAATGATGTGTTCCATTAACATCTGAATATTTGTCATTTACATAATCTTCAAATTGAACGAAAGACATTGGCCATTCATGATACCTATCTGTAATATCATTCACAATAAGAACAACCCAATGATATTCTGAATCACCATAATATTTGTGTGCAATTATTTCTGGTGTTTCTCCATCTTTTACATCATAAGTGTCCAATAAAACAGCATTTTCTTTTACCTTTGCACGAATCTTAACTCTACGAAGTAAATTTGTTACAAGTTTATAAGTGTCAGTATTTCTATCTTGATATAAAATTTTTGGTATATTATTAAAATACATTTTTTAAAATCCTTCTTGGACATCTTCATGAGTAATGATATCCATTTCTTGAAAGTTAAGTGTCATATGTATTTCCGTTGGTGAGGCGCCAGCTTCTCCATCTTTTGTTGAACTTTTAGTAAATGCCGTATATCTATCACCACCATATGTAATATCACAATCAGTTAAATAACAATTTCCTATTTTATTAAGAAAACTATTTTCATTACCTTTATAAAAATATTCTATATTAAATTGGTTTGGAACTTTAAAAATAGGATTACCTTTCAAACTGTTTTGACTCATTGTTGTCGGCAACATATGTTTTCTAAAAGTTTGTATAATTTGATGAACTTCTTGTGCTTCTTTTTCAGATTTTGGATAAAAATCAAATTGAAATGGAAATGCTCTTTTCTTAGGATTTTTAAAAACAAATTCCATTCTATCACCAATCGCAATTCCAGTAGACAATTGCAATTGGTCAGATGCTCCACCAAAACCAACTTGTTCAATTAGTTCCGCCATCTTCTTCACAATTGCTTTACCTGCTGATGCCACAGGTATATCTCCCATATCAATATCGTCTCTTAACATTGCACCAATCGAAGCTGCTGCCGTTGTAGTTAATGGCGACACTTCCGTACTTTCATATTCAGCACCTGTTATATTTTTAACTTGTGGTGGCATATATAAAGTTATCAATGTACTAGTTCTACGAGTAGGTGGACGCATTATATATTTTCTTTCGTTTTCTCTCGTTACTTCATCAGCATAGTTAGTTTCATAGTCTTGTTGTATTTTGATATTAGGCGCAGCAGCTGCCTGTCTTTTTTCTTCTAATGCATAACCTTCCTCTATCTTCAGTCCTTCTTTAAAAAGACCGCCTTTCTTTACTCTTTTATCAAATTTCTCAAATTCTGCTTTTGCTTCGGCGTCCTCTTGTTTCTGCACTTCTGCTGGTTTAGAAATCTCTCTTACAGTAAATACAACATAATGTCCTTGTCTAGGGTCATCAACAACATCCATTGGGTATGTTAAACTCTCTGTCTTGAAATTACCAAAACTTGGCATTTTACCAAGACCTCTATCATTGATAATACCTCGAAGTTTATCAGCACCCGCTTTTATTACTCGTTTGCCAACACCAACTGATTGTCCTGCTACTATATCTTTTATACTGGGCATATAAATATCCTTGTGTAATCTATTTATAATGGATGTTTGTAATCATGTCTTATAAAGGAAAATTTAGTCCTAAAAATATAAAGAAATATAAAGGTAACCCTACCAATGTCTTTTATAGGTCTTTGTGGGAAAGACGTTTCATGAAATATTGTGATGAAAATCCCATGATACTCGAATGGGCAAGTGAAGAAATCATTATTCCATACATATCATCATGGGATAATAAACGACATAGATACTTTCCAGATTTCTACATCAAAATACAACTATCAGATGGTTCTACAAAAAAACGTATCATAGAAATTAAACCAAAAAAGTATTTAAAAAAACCAAATCTTAAACCCAAAAGAAAAACACGAAGATGGTATGGTGAACTAAAAGAATGGCATAAAAACCAAGCAAAATGGGCATTTGCAGAAGAATATTGTAAGAATAATGACATGGAATTTCAAATTCTGACTGAAGATAATTTAGGTTACTAACCTAAATATTCATATGGCAACCGTATTCGATAAAGTCTTAGAACAACTACTTGGTGATACTCCACCTTTCGATTGGTTTCAAGGAAAAGTAGCAGACCTTATTGACCAAAGTGAAAAACCCAGCGAACTCCTCCCTGTATGGGAACGAAGAACAAACAGAGTACAAATGTATAGATTTAATATGTTCTTTTACGACCCAAAACCAGAACAAAAAAAGAACTTACCTTATTTTGATATGTTTCCTTTAGTTTTTCCATTAAGAAGATTGGATGATGGATTCACAGGTATAAATGTTCACTATCTTCCACCTGCTTTCAGAGAAGATTTTTATAATATATTTTCACGATTTGCAACAAATGATGATATAGACGAAAAGACTTTATATAGAGCAACTTGGTCTAAAATATCAAGATTTAAAATAATACGTCCACTAATAAGAAAATATACTTATAAAAGTGTTAGGTCTCGATTTTTAACATTAAATGCAACTGAACTTCCAATAGCACTACTATTACCACTTCAAAGATTTGTAAAACCAAACACACGATTCAACAGAAATATAGTTCAAAATATGAAAGTGATTCGACAAGTCTATATAAATAGCAGGAAACACATTCGTTTTGGAAAAAATTTTAAAGGGATTAAAAGCGTAGCGTAATGGGAAATTTTTGGGAAGGTTTAGGATATTCAGTAATTAATGAATTTCTGGGTTTATTTCTAAGCAGAGAGGGATTAGCAAAATCAGCACGATACGAAGTAGTAATCGGCCCACCATCTGGTATTCAAAGTGGTGGTGGTGGTGGTGGTACACTTAGTGCAATTAGTCAAGCATTAGACGGCAATAATAACACAAGAGCAATTTCTTATAATGCAGAAACAATTGCTTTTCCTGGCAGAAATCTTGAAACAAAAGAAGATTTATCTGGATATGGGCCAATAAGAAATGTTGTTATGGGTTCAACCTATGAAGATTTATCAGCAACATTTTATGTTTCCAATGACCACAAAGAACAAAAATTCTTTCACGAATGGCAAAATACTGCATACAATATGAACGCCGGCGATAATTTCGGTGCTAACTATTATTATAATTATGTAGGAAATATTGATATATATCAATTGGATGAAAAAGATACAAGAAGACTTGGTGTAAGAGTTATGGAAGCATTTCCAAAAACAATTGGTTCTATTGAAATGGGTTATGCAAATGCAAACCAAATAGAAAAAATGAGTGTTAGTTTCGCATATAGATATTGGGAAATTCTTCCCGGCGGTGCTGGTAGTAGTTTCCTAAACAGATTAGCAAATATAGCAATCAACCAAGTGGAGAGAAAACTAATTTCTAAATTACCAAAAGTTTTGACACGACTATAAATTAATTAAAGGATGATATAATTATGGGATTACCAAAATTAAATACACCAACATATGAGTTGGTGTTACCTTCTACAGAAGAAACAATCAAATACAGACCATTTCTTGTCAAAGAACAAAAACTTTTGCTTTTAGCACAAGAAAGTGAAAACAAAAAAGAGATGTTAGATGCAATTTCACAAATTATAGAAAATTGTACTTTCGGAAAAATAAACAGCAAAGAAGCATATGTATTTGATGTTGAATATGTATTTCTACAAATAAGAAGAAAATCAATTGGAGACAAAATTACTCTAAATCTTTTATGCAATGATGATGGTATAACAAGAGTACCAACTGAAATAGATTTAAATGATGTTAAAGTTGAAATAGGCGACAATCATACAAATAAAATTCAATTAACAGATGATGTACAACTTATCATGACTTATCCAAGAATTTATACAATTGATAGTATAAATTCAGATAATAGTTATGATATAGTAGTAAAATGTGTGCATCAAATTACTGAAGGCGATAAAATTTATGAAAGAGTAGATATGTCTGATGAAGATTTAATAGAATTTATAGAATCTATGAATACAGATAATTTAAGTAGTGTTTTAGATTTCTTTGATACTATGCCTAAAATAAAACATCAAATAAAAGTGATAAACCCTAACACAAATGTAGAAAATACTATAAA